TTTCCTTTTTTACATCTTCCTTTTTAATATCTTCCTTAACAACTTCTTTTTTAGAAGCGGCTAAATCAGTTAAAAGTGATTTAGGAACATCACCCTTAATAATATCAACAACCTCATCCATTTTAAATTGAGTTTTAGGCAATGGGCTGTATCCATCTTTTACTTTTTTAAGCATATATTTTCTTCTGTCATATTGCTCATCAGTAAGATTAAGGACGAAGCTTGCATCAAGTGTGACGTGTTTTGCGGTAACTGTATATTTAGTCATTTCAACCTCTTTTTTTTAGTACATGGAGACCCGTAGGTCTCCACATATATAAAAGTTAAACCATAGTCGCAAGAACTGCACCCTGCCACATACCATAGCCAACACCGCGGCTTGAATGTAATCCATAACGATGTAGTCTTTCGTTAAATTCAAGTTCGCTTCCTTCAGCAATAGCAGCAACCTGAATACCAAGCTCTTCCTGACGAATAAGTGGTTTAACACTTCCGTCTGTACGGAAAACTGCGATTTTATCAGTCCATGTAAGGCGTGCATTAGGCACTACTTGCATAACCATATTGCTTGTCTCAAGAACGTTATTCTGTCCTGATGTAATAACAGGATTGAATACAGCTGCACGAGCAACATTCCAAAGAGAAATAGGAACCATAATTGCGAATGAACTTGCATTCTCATTCATTGGTTCGCCTTGATCATCTTTAAATCCTAACATTGATTGAACAGCTTGTAAAATAACCTGTTGCATTTCTTCAACTGAAGGAATGGTTGTTGAACCATGTACTTCTGCTGGAAGAGTAGAAATATCAATTGATAGGTCATTGCTTTGTGTTCCTGAATCGCCTTCACTATGATCTGTATCAAAGAAGAACTGACCGTCATAACAAACGCCTGCTTCGCCACCAATAACGAGCGTTGAAAGTAAAGAAGCCCAATGTGCCATTGCACGTTGTACTTGCTCGCTAATGCGGATGTCAATCTGACCTGTTTTATCTTGACGCAATTCTTTGAGATTAAATTCTAATGTACTCTCATAATCTGCGTTTTTAATGATAACACCTTCAGTTTTTAGCCCCTGTGGTTGACGACCGCCAATCCATTCGCGCATCTGAGGCACTTGACCAACCCAACGATATTCTTCACTATCTTTATCACTTTGAAAAAGATTAGAAATTGAATTAATCCATGAAGTCCCTTCTGCCTGTTCCAAGCGTTTAAAATATCTTCCGATAATATCTCTTGAAGATAAACTTTGTAAACCTTCTGTAGCCATTTTATATTCCTCCTATATTATGCTTTTGCTAATGCTTCATAAACATCAAATCTAACAACACAAGTTGTGCTAGATACATATCTGTGTACCCAACCAATTAATGTATTAGATCCAGCTGTTAAAGTTAATGTGTCATCATCTGCTGCATAAACAATAGATCCTACATCACCAACACCGGTTGCGCCTGTTACAGGCATTTCAATTAAACCACGCACTCTCGAACGTACATTAATATCTCCAGCAGAGCCTGCTGAATTATCTGCGTGTCTTTCACAAATTCCCAAGAAAGGGTCACCTGCGACTAAAGGACGTGCATAACCAGAAGCGTTATCGCCTATAATTGCCCCTTCATAAATAATATCTGAAGCAACAACAGGTAAGTCATTAAAGTCCCCGATTTCATATACTCTAATAGAGTCTTGTGTTAAAGTAGCCATTTAAATTCCTCCTATGATTTGTGTATTTTAACTAGCCCCTTACGTTCAGCACGAGCAAAAGCTAAATAGCTTTCTTTATCATCGTTGAATTCTGCACGTAATTTTTTATCCTTGTTCCAAGCAGCAACGTCTTTATCTTCATCTGTTACATTTTCTGGATCAGCTTCTTCTTCTTTTTCTTCCTGTGGATTCGTCTCAACAGAAGCTGGTGTTTCAGGATTTTCCTCTTCTGAAGCTTTAAGATTTGCAGCATAAGTATTCTTAGCCTCTTTCTCTGCCTCAACAATTTTAACTGCAAGTTTTTCAGCTGTCATTTCAGGATCTGCTTTTGCAGAAGCAATCAAAGCTTCATGTCCTGCTAAAGCCATTTTCTCTAATGAAACGATCCGTTCATTTTCAGCTTTAATGCCATCTGCCATACCTTTTGCAGAAGCATCCACAACAAGAGCATCAACTTCTTCTTGTGTAAAGGTTTTTGCAACAACCTCTTCTTTTTTCTCATTAGCCATAAGACTTTCCTCCTTGTTTAGATTTTGAGAAATATCACTCTCGTGATCCCTGCTTAAAAATTCTTTAAACGTATTTAAAGAATTCTCAAACGTTGTAACTTCATCAATCATTCCAACGGTTTTTGCTTCCTGTGCAATAAATACACCGCCTTGTCCAAAATCAGACTTGACCTTATCTTCAGAAACTCCACGGTTTTCTGCAACAGCAGAAATAAATAAAGCCTCTAAACTATCAAGCTCTTTTTTAATAACAGACATCCCCTTTTCTGTCAACGGATCAGGACGTTTGTTTTCAGCATTCGTCGAAACAATTTCGAAGTTTTTTATGCCATCTGCGTCAGTGCTTTCTTGCACTGGTATAGAAGTAACAACACCAATGCTGCCAAGCAATGATGACTTTGAAGCACTAATATGACTTGCAGAACTAGCAATCCAATAAGCAGCACTCGCGCCAAGGCCATCAACAAACGCATGAATAGGCTTAACAACAGATGCTTCCTTAATAAAATCAGATAACTCAGGAGTTCCTAGCGCAGAACCACCAGGGCTATCAATGTTCATTAATATTCCTTTAATATCTGGATTATCTAATAGTTTTGAAATATCATTCTTAATAAGATCCATTGAGGACGCGCCGCTCATCTCAGTCATAAGATTAGCCCCCTTAAAGATTGGCCCACCAATGTTTAAAATACCAACGTTTTCTGAAAGCGTTGTATATCTATATCCTTCACTTACCTTTAAATCTAAAGCCGAATGATTGTGTCCTTCAGTTTTTACTTTCCACTTATCAATATTGTCTTGATCAATAAATCCATCTCTTTTATAGATCTCAACCATAGTGCGCAAAGCTGGCTCATAAATAGCCCAATTACTCTTTGTAAAAATATTTAACGGCATAAACTCCTCCTCTTTGTATTCTATAATATTCTAATAATATTACAAGTTAAATTTCATCTGTTTCTATATTTTCCTCCGAAACACTTGTACTAACAGTTTCCTTAATTCCTGCTATCGGTAAATCAACTTCTCTTCTCATAATTGTTTCCTTAACAGTTTGAGGGTGATTTCTTTCCCAGTCCTTTCCTGTTAAAGAAGCTGTCTCTTCAGAAATAGTAGTAACCCCTAATGCAATACGTTTTTCAGCAGCATCAATTTCTTTTTTCTGATCAATCTGCGTGCGTGGCATTCCAACCCATTCTGCTCCAAGATAAGCTTTTCTTAAATCTTCATCTTCAAAAAATCCAGGGGCTTCTAAAAATCCATTTGCCACTGCCTCAGAAATAACGGCCTCATAAACAGGATTGCAAAAATCATCAACCAACCATTGCCGTCTTGTAATAAAGAACTTCCAAGCTTCTACGATAGCAGCTTGTGAAGCAGAGAAAGAAGCTGTAAAATGTTTAATTAAAATCTCAAATGGAATTTCTAAAGCAGAGCCTATTTGTCTCAATATAGACATTACAAATGGATCAAACGCCTGATTAGGGCGACCTGGATTGGCTGTCTCAATACTTTCCTCTGGCATTAAATCCACAACAGCACCATTCCCTAGTGCAAAATCGTCATCGCCCGCACGGGTTGTTTCAGATTGAGGTTGGAATGGGTTCAATGATTGGCCGCTCTCGCTTTTTATAAAAACGGTAAATAACCCTGATACCAAAGCGGCCATGAGTTCAGCTTCTGTGTACTTGTCAAGTGTTTTGAATTGCTCAATAACACTAGCAAGATAAGGAACTCCTCTTGTGAGGCCAGGGCGTTCTTTGTAATAGATATGATAAACTTGTCTCAATCCATTCTTGTCAAACGCTTTAAAACGAGAGGTTGTATAATTTGGAGCAATATCATCTCCTGGATGTCTTTTAGAAATATAATAAGCAATTGGCGCGCCATTAGCATCCATCTCAACGCCACCAACCATAGTTTTTGTATCAGAACCAAAATTATTATTAACAACTCTATCAGCTTCAATAATCTGCAAAGCAGTCCCTAACTTCTGTCCTCTATTAACAAACCTTCTCAATGCAAAACTATCGCCGCTTTCTAACGCAGATCTAAAAACAAGCGCCTGCATCTGAACAAAGTTTTGATTTCGAGATACATCACAATCTTTACTAGCTGCCCAGTTTTTGAATATGCGTTCTGCATTTCTTTCCCAAGCATCCATTTGTTCTTCTGTATTTCCAAGAACACCTTTTAATACATCTCTTTGAATTCTACTTTGTACTTTTAATCCTGTGCCAACAGCGTTTGTCACAACAGTATTAATAGCACCTCGTGCCAAGGGGGTGTTTCTAACAAGATCCCTTGATCTATCCCTTAGATTTGGCAAGTCATTTTGAGTATCTGCATCTGCGCTTCCAGAGGAGGCGTACCAAGTCTTTGTTTGTCTTTTATCTTTACGCGCTCCTGTATAAACGCCAGCAAGGGCCATGTGGCTTCTTGCTTTCATTCGCTTAAAACCCTTTTCAGGATTAATCCATTTGATTGCCTTATCTAAAATATTTTCTTTTGGAATATTAATTTTGTTTCTCATACTGGTGTTACCCCTCTAATTGGCATACCCCCACCAGATCTTCCTTCTCTTACTGCTAAAGGTCTTAACCACATTTCTCTTTCATGCAACCATTGTAGATCTGCTTTTCTAACTCTTTGACCATTATAAACAGCCTCTTGAGCATTAGTCAAAACAGCAGTAATAGCAGACTGTACTTCTTCAAGTTGTTCTGTGTAAGTTAATATTGCCATGTGCTCCTCCTACTCTCCTAAAATATTATCTACTCTTTCCTTCCATTTTGCAATGAAATTATCATACCCCTTTGCTCTAACTTCACAAATATCGCCCATATATATGAAGCTACCACAATATTCTTTTTTAGTCATACAAAACCTAAAGTGCCCTGGTATTGTCCTGTATGTTATATCCCACCCTTCAACACGTGGTTCACTCATAATGAAATTCCCTTACTCCTTGTTCTTGAGCGATGAACATTACTAGTTTTATTATCTTTACTATTATCCTCTTTTTTTATCTCGTTTGCAACATCTTTTTGTTTTTCTTTTAATGCAACATTTTCTACATGCTCGGCAGCTCCATTCAAGTCAAGCTTCCAATTTCTAATTAATCCTCTTAATGCAGCAAATCCATAAACGCGACAATCTAAAGCCTCAACCTTTTGAGAGCTTTTTTTGGGATGCCATTCCCGGACAGGCCTTCCCTTAACAATCTTGGTTCTTACAACCTCACCAGTAAGCTGATCAAACCACCAACTGTCTCTATCTTCTGGAAAATGACAACAGCCAGCGCCTTCTTTCTCAATTCTTAATCTTTGCATGATTGTTTCTTTGGCATCATTAACACCAATAATATAAACAGGTTGTTTTTTCTTAAAAGATTGCGAAGCCTTGTTAGGAAATATAGGAACGCCATAGCCCGTACTTGATCCCTTAATTGCCCAAACCCTTCTTTGCGATCTCTCCTGACAAAAGCTTAACACTGTATCAGTATAGTGACCACCGCTATCAACACAAGTTGCTAATATAGGTAAATCAGGAACTTCCCTTGAATGCTGAAATGTCCATTGTAAAATCTCATCTAACTCAGCCCAAAGCTCAGGAGTAGACGGGTCTCCATAAATAACTTTATAATCTAATGACCAGCTTTCTTCATTTCGCCCCCAGCCGATAACTTCAATCTCAAGACGATTATCTTGAACGTCAACACCAGCGGTGATAACACTTACATTTGGAGGTAGTAATTTTCCGAATTTTTCTCTTCTAGCCATGAGTCCCGTTGGATCTATTGTTTCACCACTTTGGTCTTGCCATGTTTCGGCAAGCTTAGTATTAGTCCACACTTGCAATCTTGGCGGATCAGACTTTACATTTAAAAACTCTTTTGCTATATCAGTCCAACTCATCCAGCCGTAAGGACTATACAATGATGAGAGATGAAATGAAACCGTTTTTTCATCAGCATTAGGATTTTCAGCAATCCATTTTCCTGCTTTTAATATCTTTGTTTTTTGATGATCTGCCCATAAAGAACCACAATATTCACATGCGTACATAGCATCCTTAAAATTATCCTTATCAAATGTTATATTGCTCCATTTTAACTTTTGGAACTCACCGCAATCAGGACATGGAACATGATAGTATCTTTGATCCCCCTCTAAAAAAGCTTTTTCAATTCTACTAAAGTCCTTGATAGTAGGCGTGCTAATCATAAATATTTTTCTATTAGAAAAAGTAGCCGTTCTTTGAATAGCAAGATCTACAGGATCTCCTTCACCAGCGGCATCATCTGGATATCCATCTATTTCATCCATAAACAAATATCTAATAGGCATTGACCTCAAGCCAACGGCTGAATTAGCCCCTGTCAATATAAGAACACCACCATAGAATTCTTTCATCAACATTGTATTGCCACTGTCGCGCGTTCTAGCAGGAGATATTTTATCCTTTAAAACCTCACTCTCTTCTATCAATGGATCTAATCTCATTTTAGAATGGCGCTTGGCTGTCTCTGTCGTTGGAAACACAATTAATGTTGGGGCTGGCACTTGATCTATAATATAACCAATCCAATTGTTACCTGCTTCGGTATTATGTGTTGGTATAAAGCTTTTTGTAATTAAAAATAAATTTGATTTAGATGAAACAGATATACATTTTGTCTTAAAAGAAGGAACTTTAATTATATTTTTTATCCTTCTATATTTTGTCTCACTTTCTCTTCCTGTTTCGTTCAATCTATCTTGTTTTCTTTTTAAATTAAAAATTTTATTTTTATTATATGAAACAAATCTTATCACATAAACATCTCTAAAGCTTTTATACGTAGATCTTTTTGATGGAGGTTTTATTTTTAATCTTGCTTTTATTCCAAGTGAATTCACAAGTTCAAATACATCTTTTGCAAGAACTTCATCACAAGAATAAAACTCACAAATTCCTTTTTTACTACACGTTCCATCTGTGTCCATTAATCCTTGTAATAAAGAAATTCTTTGCTCATAAGACGATCTTAAATAAATAGAAGGGATATGCTTGTTTTTAAATAAATTCAAATATCTTAATTTGGATCCAAATTTATCTTTTTGTTTTATTATATAATCTTTTCCATTTATAGGATCAATTACAATCGACCTTATTGTATCATATCTTTTTTCTTCTTTTACAACTTCAGCATAATGGCCTTCTTCAATTATTTTTTTTACCATGCATTCTGCATCATCTCTATGTGTTGTTATTCTATTGTTATTTCTATTCCCATCCCCAAGCCACGCACCAAGTGTATAAGGGCCTATTGGCAAATCAGCATCTTTGCAATTTATAGGCTCAGAAACTTTTATTCTATATCTATTTCTACAGCCTCTTTTATAATCATTTAATAAATCAATTGTTTTCTTTGTTTG